TTGTTGAATTTAAAGTTAACCCTGTTCCATCGGTATGAGTTAAAGTTGTATCTGAATCCGCACCAAAACTTAATACAGCTGAATCACTTAAGAGTTTAACATCATCACCAAATACAGCATCTTTTGCTATAGATAATCCACCATCCGTTTGTAATGAACCATCTGTTGTCGAAGTTGCGTCAGTCGTGTCATCTGTTTTAACAATACCACTTGCTGTAACCGTAGTCGCCGTTAAGGCTTGTGCAGCAATGGTACTACCCGATTGCGCTGTAAACGTGTTGGCTGTAAATTGAAAGTCATCAGCTCCTGAAATTCTAATATCTATTTGATCATCAGTATCTGCTGTAATACTTGTATCACCATCTGCATCTAAAATAAATTCATTACCATCTAAATCATGTGCTCCAGTAGATGAAATACCAGTATCAACTAAATTTGGATTCGTAGCATGATCCGCCGTTGCGTAAACAATTTTAGTCCCTTTATCGGTTGCTGCAAAAGTAACACTAGATCCTGAACCAGAAGCGTACTTAAAGTTTAATGTATACGCACCCGATGTGCCATTTACAAGAACATATAATTGTTGAACATCTAAAGGAATAGTTACCGTTTGATTTCCAGTGATCGTTCCAGTAAATTCAATAACTCTATGTGCAAGAACTGCACCTGTAGATCCATCAGAAACAGATAGTGTTGTTGTTTGAGCTGAACCTGCAATCGATTGGGCAGTATAACCACCAGAGATTTGTTCTATAATTTGTAAATTGGTATTGGTAGTTGATCCCCATGTTCCGGCATTTTCGCCGGTAGTCATCAACTCTGTACCAAGACCTGTATAACTTGATGCCATATTTTATCCTATGCGCTTCCTACAAATACCTCTACATCACAAGAATCAGTATCTGCGGTTGCTGTAATATCAACCAAATCATTAAAAGATACCGTTAGTGCAGAACCTCCTGCATGCATGGTATCTACAACTCCACCACTATTATCACCTGGATAAATGAACGAGTGACCAGCGTCTACTTTGATTGCGAACTCTGTACTATCTTCATCTCTAAAAGTTAATGTAAGATGGTTGCTTGAATCTAAATTTGTAATTCTAATGTATCTAACATCGTCTTCGTCAAACTGACCTGCTAGATAACTTTTTGATAAATCTGTTGAAGAAGCTGTAGCAAAACCTAACAGTCCTGTTTCTGTTGTTGAAATCGTAACGATTCTTTTAACAATTTCATTAACACTAGAAATATCTAATGATCGCTCACTATTATAGCTGTTATTGTTTAGTGTGATTTCTTCTATTACTTTTACTGTTAGTGTTGCCATATTTTAATCCTTACGGTGTCTGTTGAGGAACAGGTATACGTGGTTCTCCATCCGTATAATCGTCCCGTCTACGTCTACCAATTTGTTCAGAACCAAACTTTTGTACTTCAGTTTGATACTTTTGTTCATAAAGTTGTAGCATATCCATTGGACCTTTTAAATAGCTAAATGCTTCTACCAAGCATGCATATAAAAGTCCATTTCCAAAATTTAAACTTAAATAAGTTGTCGTATTTGCTGAACTCAACCCCAGAGGTCTAGCATTATAATGTAATTTATACATAAAGGCTGACGAAGGGGTAGGCACGATCGTAATTTTTCCTGAAGTCGTTGCTCCAGCTCCTGTTGCTCCTCCTCCAGACATTGCATAATATTTTGGTGTTCCTGTTGTTGTCTCAGCTGCATCGTATTCTCTTAAATAACTAATATCCTTTTTAATAAGCCAACTATTAGCTCCTGTTGCCGCAGTCGTTGAAGTATAAACTTGTAATCCTCTGACAAATAAAGTTCCTGCGGGTGCGTGAACGTTATCTTTAGAAGCTACTAAATTACCTATCACTTCTCTTCGATCTGCATCAACTGGTATATCTCTTTGTATTCTTAATTCTGAATTATCGATAAATTGATCTGTAATTGTGCTTGATAATACAGAAGTTCCAACTTCAGTATAATTTTGTATTGCTGTTGTAAGTGTTGAATAAGTAAATCCTGCCATATTATGCTGTTATAGTTGCGGGTCCAGCCGAACAACTGTTGCCTCCTCCTGATACTCCTCCACTTGTAGCAGTGTTAGTGTCCACAGTAAAGTGATAGTAGTCATCCGTATTTGTAATGTTTCCAGCGGAATCTCGTTTTCCAACGGTAATCGAGTAGCCAGCAGCTTTTGCTACATTAGAACCACTAATGCCATCGAAGTCTGTTGGATTTTGATACGCATCAGAATCTGAACTTGTCCAAATTGGACCTCTAAATCTTACTGTATCACTCGTATCTCTGCCATGACTTTTTTCATAAACATTTATAATTCCTGAGCTCGCTGCAATGGTTTCAAAAGGATTTGGTTCTAACATTCTAGCTACTTCATTTTCTGCTCTAGCAGGTCTTGCATCTTTTAATCCATGACCATCTCCACCATAACCTCTTAACTCTAGTTGAGGGTGTTTATCTTCAAATTCAGATTTATGAACTAACATACCATTCCATTCTCTAAGCATTTCGTTATAAGGAAATTCCATTCCTGATCGGTCTGATATGGCTTTAGCGTATTTTCCTTTTGCAAATGGCATAATTAAGTTCCTGGGTAATAGTTTTTAGGAGTTATGTAAGTACTTGTAGAAGATCCATCTTCCGCCAAAGCTCTTGCTAACTCGTCTTCATATAATAATTTTAATTCTTGCACTCTTTGGGGTGCATATTTTTGTGCTAAATAAAAGGATAATCCTGAAGCCATACACGGAACAAATCTGTAAGGAACATCAGTTGCATCAGTATAAGTTGAATCTGCATCTTGAATTCTTTTTACAAAGTAGATGTGCATATCTTTTGATGCAGCGGTAGAATCAGGTGTTGGGTAAACAGTAACTGTTGTTTTGTCTATAAATCTTTGAACAAAATATCTAGAAGGAGTTCCTTTAGATAATTTATTGGCTAATCCAGAATAAGTTGATCTATCTGTTTTTGTTAAAGCAGAATCGGCTTGTGTAGTTTCAGTTCTTCCCGTTCTATAAGTTGCTTCAAGAATATCTGCTACACCATAAGTCGAAGAACCACTTGTGCCACCAACAGTGACAGAAGAAGTTCCATCTGAACTTGCTCTATAGAAAGTATATTCAGCTTGACCTTCAATCAAATCAACATTCGTGTCACCTACTTCCCAGTAGTGCAAACCTCTATTGCCCCATTCTTGAAATAATATATTTAAAGAACGCCTTGCTGTTTTTAATTGATATCCCGAAACAGATTGTAAGCCAATTCGCTCATAAGCTTCTTCGATAATCTCATCAACAGCGAATGTCTTGTCGAACGTTACTGTTCCAGAAGTAGTATTAGCCATATGCTACCTCCTTATGCGTATACTTTAATCCACTCGCAGTGTACGCTCGCTGTGTCTCCAGCAGAAACGGCAGGAAGTGTTAACTTAACATCCCCTGTCACTCCTGTTGCTTCAGTGTTTTTTATTCCACCAATTGAACTAAAGTCCATATGACCATTATAGTTAAGTGTTAAAAATTGAACATCGGTATCTGCATCCCAATATAATCTAACAGCATCAGCAGGTGCTGTTACAGAAACGTTATACCATACTTTGTTCAATCTAACTCTGGAACAAGAAGCTCCAACTGGATTTGTGTTTAACCCTGAAACATCCACAATAGTAGTTGTGCCACCACTATTGTCAGAAATATTTGTGTACGTTGTGATTAGTTTTTTATCGCCATCGAATTGTGTGACGGCTGAAACTGAATCTGCCATAATTTAATCCTCCTTTTCAAGGGTGGGGTCATTACACCCCACTCCCGAGTTAATTGTTATTATTGATCTGCAAATGCAGGTGCATCTGCACCTTCTGTGTAGCCCCAAATTAACCAATTAGTACTGTCTTTAGCCATAATGTTAATCTCCATAGCGCCAAAGTCTGTAAGAGTTAGTTTTGAGTTAGAGTTTCCATCAGAATAGATAGTTACGTTATCAGCATTTGAATCTGCATGAACAACACCACCAATGAAGTAGTTAGCATCAGCTCCTGTATCAAAGATAATGTTTTCTGCTTCTTCTGCAGCGCCACCATAAATAAATTTAAAGTGTGAACCAGCAACAGGTGATGGTAATGTAATTGTTCTATTTGCTGTGATCGCTGGAACTACAATTAGTCTTCCACTATGTGTAGCATTAGTAAGAGTTGTATCTTCATCTCCTAGTGTGACAGGGCCATCACCTAAAGTGATAACTTCAGTAATCGTTCCAGTAGATGCCGCTTTACTGACTGTCTTAAATGTATCTTCAGATCTTACTGGACCTGAAAAAGTTGATTTAGCCATAATATTCCTCCTAGAATATTTAAATGTAGTCCCTAGGGGCATGTCGACTATACGCGTCTACATTTAAGGTTTTTTAAAAATGTATAGTAAGATTTTTATAGCCCTTTTTTAAAAAGAGTGCAAGAGATTATGTTTAAGAAATTAAATTCTAGAATGTAGCTTTTATTTAAGTGGCTACTGACACTTGAGGCCTTGAATCAGAGATTTTATTTCTATGTTCCTCTAATCGAGCTTCTTCTAATTTGATCTGAGTAATGATCTCTTT